ACAGATTCACAAGGCACCATCGTTTCTTCCTCTGTACAAGGATGGTGGTTAAGAGAGGTTTAATCAATGACTTTCTACAATAGAGTAAAAGCAAGTAAAATCGCCCCAATAGGTACTATTATACCATGGACGGGCGGTACTGGTCGGGGAGATCGTGCTGAGGATGTTCCTAAGGGTTGGATTATATGTAGTTTAGCTAATGCTGTACTAGATGCTGCTGATTATCCTCTTCTAGCAGCAACACTAGGAAACCAATATGGACCATTTCCAGAACCAGGTGATAACTTTGAGATAGGAATTAATTACGGATTAGTAAATAATTTTCCATATAATAAAAATCCTGAATATCATGTTGATAAATTTGGATTACCAAATCTAAATAATTTATCATTGGTTGATATTGAGGGATCTAGAATTCCATCTACTGATCTCTTGCATATAGGACAGTATATTGGTCGTAATGGTCCTGATGCTGTACAACCATCTATTCTTCTTGAGTCTGATGTAAACATTACATTTACAATGGAACCGAATAGTCAGCTAGCTGGTAGGATAACTGGTATTCAAATGGATGATCCGATCTACTTTGATACAGTATATACTATTCCAAGAAAATTAGGTATTGAACATATTCCAGAACATAGTCATAGACCAGCTAGTGATTCTGATTTTGATCAGTTCTGGTCTGCAAATGCTGCTGGTAATGGTATTATGGAATTCTTACCTGGTAGTGGAATAAAAGATAGTAGTCCAAATTATGTTTCTATTGCTCCTGCTGGTCATAAAAGTAATACTAGTGAAGCACATAGATTTAGACCAGGCACAAAAGATATTACATGGTTTAATGCTGATGATGGTGGTATGACTTTAGTTGATGGATCTGTTAGACAGTTTGTTGATGCTGGACTAGAATTAGTTCCTGCTATTCCAGATAATCCTAGAACTCTTGAGCAGAGATCATATGTTTCTTTCAGAACTTGGTCTGCATCAACTGATACCGATCTTACTCCATATCAAGATGATAATCGTGCGATGGAAGATATCCAAACACAATCTCATACTGCTGCATTTCCCCCTGCTGGATATTATAATTCTGCTAGAAACTACCATGCTTCTACTGATATTCCAGATTTTCATAGAGGTAGTCAGATGCCAGCAACAAATATTGAGGATGTTTCCTATGATCCTGGTTCTGGTGAGAAACAACCAATAAATACAGCTGTAACAGATACGTATTCTAGTGCATTAAATCATAATGCAGAAAGATGGTCAGATGATGGATTAAAATCACATAATCATGATGCAATGGAAGTAACTATGGCAAGGGGTAGTCTTTCTGTTCCATCTACTATTTTGGTAAATAATATTTCTACTGGTACAACTGCACCATTATCTGTAGACACAGCATTGAGTGTTCAAATTAATAATAACACTCCTTCTTTAACTATGCTATACATTATCAGAGCTTTCTAAGATGCCAGCATTTTACAATAAAGAAAAATCAATTCATGGAACGATGACGGGATCGATTATTTCGTTCCCCGTTCAGTTGTCTGAAGATGATCCAAAAGCATCAAGCAATTTAGAGTTAGTTCCTGCAGGATATCTTAGATGTGATGGTAGAGTTTTATTTGCTGTAGAATATCCAGAACTAGCTGCAGTTTTAGGAACAGGGACAGCAACTAAATTTTTAAAAGATGGTCAGGCACTTACTGACGCACAATTTCAGTTACCAGACTTAAGAAATAAACATATTAAAGCTACAACCTCTTCCAATATTGGACAATATAATGATCTTGTTGTTCAAGATCAAAATGAGGAAGATGTTTTTAAATCTGGTATTGGATTAACTGTTGTACAAAATATTGATAGTCCATATTTTCTAACATATACTGGTGATTTTTATATTCCACCTCAAACTATTGATTTGAGAGGAGAACCAAAATTTACACTTGATACTGGTGTATACACATCTACTATTGAAGTACCACAGAATGCATTTCAACCACATATGCATAGGACATCAACATTTAGAGCTAGACAGAAGGATAAAAATGGAAATTTCTTTTCTTCTAGACAAAGAAATCATGTAAGAACAAAATCTTCATTAAATGTTTGTCAATGGTGGGAAAATACAGCACAACCATTATGTTACTATCAATGGTCTAATTTAACTGTAAATGGTTCTGCTAACCCATATCCAACTCCTACATCAAAAGGATCTACTGATTATCAATATTGGGGTGCATGTTTTAGTGGTTGTCTAGGATTTACATCTGCTTCTTTCTGCTTGTGGCCAGAGGATGGAACTTTCTGTCCAGAAGTTAATAATCAAATATTTGACTTTAGATTATCTAATTCTGGAGATCCAGGTCCATGTAATGCTGGTGGAAACAATCTTGGGGATAATGTTACTCTAGGTAATATCACATACGAACCAGAAATATATCAGGAGTGTGATTGTAGAACTATTTTAGGTATTTGTTTTGGTGGATATAATGGACAAACTAACAATGCTAAGAACTCATCTGAGTTAGCAAACTATGGTCCTACTTATGGTGAAGATAGTACATCACTTCCATTCACATCTCTTGATGATGAATCCTATACTACAAATGCATCTGGTGTAGCTAACATAACTACTTTGTCAGGTGAACGTGGCAATGATGCTTCTCATAGACATAGAATAGAATTTAATTCTGATGAATCACATACATATCAAATGAGAACACGAGCAGCGTTTGCTAGTGCTGATACTGGATTAACATCCAAAATTACTATCACAAAAAATAATGAACCGAAGGCAGATAAATACATACAGCCATACATTGTAACCGAGTATCTAATTAAAGTCTGATGGCACAATACAGGAATCCTTACTCTAATTTTTATTCTGATAAAACAGGTTCATATATGTCCATCGGATCTATTGTACCTGTATTGGTGGATAGTTATTCGACAGATAATGCTGGATCGAACACTGGTGAAGGTAGTGGTGGAGATGATCCAAACTATGCTTACCGTAATTTCATGTACTGTGATGGAGCACAGTATAATATTAAAGACTATCCTTTATTATATGAGAAGATTGGTAATAACTATGTAACACTAAACAGTGAATTAATTCAAAATAATGCTATTAGATCAGATACATCTGGAGATCCTGGTACAGTATACAGAACATTTGTTCTTGGTAGTAATGTATTCGTAGAAATTTATGCAAGACCAATAGCAGGAACTAATGACTATGATAGAGTAATTCCTAACAATGCTAGTTTATCGTTTGATGTTCTTGGTGATTATCCTACCTCTGGTGGACAAGTAGTTGAGGGTCAAGCATATAGATTGGAATATTCTGATTCATATCAAGCTGATGCTGCTATTGTTGGAACTCATGTTTATAGGATGCTTCTTAATTATGATCCTAATAATGCTGGTGGAGGAGGATCAAGTCCAGGTGGAACAGTTAGTTGGGTTTTAACATCTTCATCTTTAATTCCTAGTGTTGATGGTCCTATATTACCATTAACAAACTACGGTACAGTTCCTGCAGTTGATCCTGGTACATATGATCCTTTAACAGGAACAGGTTATCCAACAGGATATACACAGTATCCAAGTGCAGATAATGATACTGTAGCTATTTCTTGGTCAAGTTTATCTGGTATGCCTGCAGGATTTGGTGTTGACACATATCAATTAGTATTAGAAAATTTAGCTCTTGCTGCTCCTACAAATCAGGATGGATTTGTGCAATGGCATATTGAAAATATTCCAAGCACAGTTACTGGATTGACTGTTAATCAATCACTACCTACATCAGCAACATTAGTTCAAAATAGTGTAGAACAGACTTCATTAGGTTCTGCTTCCGATTGGGTTAATAATGGTTATTCAGGACCACAACCACCATCAGGACAGAAGCATACGTATAGACTTCATGTCAAAGCAATTTTAACAGATTCTCAGGAATTAGTAACTCACATTGATTTCACTGCTGGTAGTGGTGGTTTGATTCCAGATTATAATAGAGCACCTATATTTACAGATCAATTT